AGTTTTACCTCGTTAGCCCCTACGAACTGAACTTTTGCTGCTTCTAAATCTGCTGTTAAGCTTGCTGCCTTATAGACTGCATTTAGATTAGCAGGATCAGCCAAATAACTTGTAACTAATGCTATTGTGTTTGCCATTTCTAAATCTCCTTATTTTTTTATAGTTTTCTTAATTTGTCTTGCATTTCCTTATCAGTAACTTCAACCTTGCTTGATGCTCCACCAATCACGATTTTGTTATTGACCTTTGTTAAGTTTAAACTCTCAAATACTTCTTTAGCCGAATCTTCAATGCTCTTGTCATCTGATATACCAGCCTTGACCAATGTCTTGAAGTGTGTTTTAAAAGTTTCAGGAACATCATATTTTGATAATACTAATGTTTCCTTTGTTAATTCATGCTCTTGATTAACTGTGTTGAACTTTGTTTCTAATTCTGCATATGCTTTATCTTTTGTTTCTATTGTTCCACTTAAATCGCTTAACTCATTCAATTTTGTAAACTTCTCTTTGGCTTCACTTACTGACTTAATTCCCAACTCGCCAAGTATCTCACCTTTTGCTTTACTTGAAGCTGATTGAGTAGTCTTGCCAACAAACTCATTAAACTCTTCTTCTGTTGCAAATGCTTTGAAAGTGTCCACAACTGGTGGATTATCATCATCTGCGAATAACTGGATATTATAATTTAACATTGTAAATCTCCTTTAATAGTTTACTGACTTATCAGGTCTTTTTTTGTGATAGTTTTTAGACTTATCAGGTCATATTATTTATCGCAAGGAAGATGTCCTCCCCTCCGTAACTAATCTTTAAAAACTCTTTTTGTGTTTTCTTATCAAATATAATTGAGTGCGTTCCCATCTTAAACATCATGGTTACTATCTTATTATACTCCTGTGCTATCTCTTTGAATAATTGGGTATCATCTATCTTTAAATCATTTGGAAGCGGTAGAGAGCCTATTTTAACATACCTCTTTGTCTTACGGATATTGCGTATAAAGTATCTACCTTTTGAGTTAGCCTTTAACATATTGTCAAAGTATGATGCAAATCCATAATACTGATAGTATGACCCATTCCAAAATCTTATGAATAAATCATTCTCATCTTTACCTACTCCAGATATGAATGAACTATTAACCCATTGCAAATCCCATTCAGCAAGTTTCTGCTTTTGTGCTGCACTTGGATTGATTCTTCTCGGCATACCCTCTCTACTTTTTAAATTATCATCATAGAGTAAGATACTACCATCATCTCTTATTTCCCCTATGCTTGTTTGTTTCATTCTTCTACTACTTCAGTCTCTAACTCATCGCCTATCAATGGAACGCCTTGTTCTATCTTAACATTCTTAATGATTTCATTCTTTTCATCTTCAGTATATTGTGAGTATCTTAAAGCGTGCATTACTGCTCTCTTGTTATCATATACACCACCATTTAAAGCCTTGACTGCATCATCTACACGTTCGTTAAATGTTTGGTTATTATATACTGGAAACTCAATCATATACTTGTAATCAAATGTATCATCTATCTTATAAACGATTGTGTCATCATCTTGTTTCGTTTGTGCTGAATCTTCTAATGAGTTGATAATCATTAACACTCGATATGTTTTTTGTAAGAACTTATCCCATAACTTAATCTTATTTGATCTAACTATGATTGTTGAACGTTCTTTAATCTCTAAACTTGCACCACTTATGTTAGCAGAGTTTGCCTCTAATCCAACCGTAGTATATGCTAACCCTATCTTCATCCAACAGTTCTTCAACTCTTCTTTAATTGAATCATCATATTGTTGAAGTTTTAATTCAGGTAAATCACGCTCTGGCTTATTGAGATTAGTTGTTGATTCATCCCCTCTTGTAACCACAGTATCATATTCAAACTCTTTAGGAACTATCTCTTTACCATTATTATCTTGTTTAAGAAATCTATCACTCATTGTTATCATTGGTCTTGCTCTACGTATGTATAGATTTTTTTGTGAGTATAACTCATCAATCAAATTAAATGAATCCGTTAAACCTTCAAAATCGCTTCCACCGTATTCAGTGCCACTAAAGTATGTTGTAGTCGTTCTATTCTTTTTAAACGTTGCTAACATAACAGAAATAGGCGTTTCGCCATCTTCAGTTATAATGATATCTTTATAACCTACTTTTAATTCTTCAACAGTTTCTATTGCAACTTGTTTCTTTAGATTACCACTATCATCACATTCCCATAAAGCATATTTGATATACCCCTTACCATAATGTGATTTCAATAAATATCTTTTCTTATCTTGCATATAACTATCTTCAAATATAATCTCTTGTATTCTTCCAAGTGTGGATACTAACTTAAATCGTTCAGCTGGGTATGGAATGAATATCGCATACTCAGATATCTCACTATTAAATACTATCTTATACGCCACACTACCACTATACGTTTCAAACATTACTGATGATTGATATATTTCGTTCTTGTCATTATCATCTAATATGTCAGAAAGCTTTTGTGTGAGTTCTAATGATGCTTTTTCATCTTCTTTAGTTTTTTCTTCATCAGTGTATTTAACTACATTGACATCTAAATCCTCCGCAAAGATTAAAGACTTCATTTGATTCATAATTATATCAGGTGCTGGATAATGTAATTTAGGCACATTGTTTATACCCTTTACCCATTCCCAAAATAGTTGTCTTGATGCTGAAGAGGTTTCTCCTGGCACGATGCTATATGTTCCATAGAACTTTAACAAGTCAATAGGATTACCACCTGCCCATACCTCATATTCTTTTTGCTTGAATAAAAGATACTTTGGAAGCATTATCTCCTTGCCTGGAACTTCATATTTAAATACGTTAAGTGCTTGTGCCACCTTCACATCTATTTTCTTATCCATATAATTACCAAACCATCCCATCTTCTAATCTCCTTTATATAACGATAACTCGTATCTATACGCAGATATCGCATATTCTACCAAGTCAATGTTGTCTATCATTGTGCCTTCCGTTGGTGCATCATATCTTACATACTTACCTTTAACGGATTGTTTAGCATCATATTGTGCTTTCTTATAACTCTCTATTGTTGCCTTGCATATATCATAAAAACGCAATCTACCTGTATATAATAAGTTAAGCCCTGTCTTAATTCTATCATCTATCTCATCTTTGATTGCGTATCGTATATTAAAATGTATGCCATTCTTTGCTTTGATTCTATCGTATTCTCTTATAAATGTTAAATCTAAATCACTATATACATCTCTTGGTGCTTTCTGCATAATCTCTCTTGCACCCTTTATGAAGTCTATATAGTCTTTAGCGTAGTCAATGGGCATCTTAACTGCAAACCCCACTAAACCTTTGTTCCTGTGATTGTAATCCTTTATAACATCTATATGCTTCCATCCTCGTGTGATACCAATAACTCCGAAGCCTGTTGCACTTGCGTTTTGTCCAGGATCGGCTACTATTACATAACTTACATAATCACTTGGATTAAACTTCGCCCATTCTAATATGTTGTAATCTCTAACTCTATATATCAATCCTTCAGCTGATACTCTCATACCCATTATATCTCTTTGATATTCTATGCTGTCAGGATCATACTCTGATTTTATCTCATCTATTCTTGCTTGTGTCATAACTGGATTATCTTCCATCATCTTATCTAAATAGTTTAATGTGCCAGCTTCTTCCCATCTATCTATTTGTTTATACACATCATGGTTTGGGTCAGTTGGATTCATATCTATGAAATGATAACGGTGTCTTGATAACATTGTTCGCTTTAATAATTCATTACGTGTGTTCTTGTGTAGTAGTTCCCATTGAGTTGCTATAACCATTCCAATCGAGAAACCTTTATAAGGCTCGTGTGAATTGATTTGATTGCCACCAACTGCTAATATGTATTTAATAGGATGCCCACTCTTATATTTAGGTAGTATAATCAAGCAATCTATATTCTCATACTTACCTTCAAACACTCGTTGTCTAAATCTAACTTTCTTTTTATCAACTAACTCTACTCGCTCTTGCCAATCTGGGTAATGCTTAATACCTAATCCATCGCCCTCAAATATAATTGTCTTTGCTGATGATTGTATATAACCAACTGCTAAATGAACTATATCAGGACTTTCATCTATCTCGCCACAAAACATTATAATATCATCGGTTGTCTTTGCACTTCTTACTGGTCCATGTGATACATTGAATGTTTTAAGATTTCTAATATACCCCATTGTTTTATCATTTGGTTTTTTATACTTATTGACAAATGAGTTATTGCTATGTATTTTCTTCATGAAGGACTTCCTTGAAACTCTTGGCGACTTCATCATTTACTTCTAAATTGACATCATTCTTATTCTTCCACTTGTCAGGTGCTAAATTATAAAGTGAGAATATAACAGCTCCTAATTCAGGCTTACCATACTCTTTAGTTTCTTCATAACTCTTAATCATGTTTTTATCTATCTTGCCATCAATGATTTCATATACTGTTTTAGACTTAACTCCTATATAATTACCTCTTGCCAAGTTATATAATGAATCTTCTAAACTTAATATCAATCCATCGTTATTCTTTTTTATAGTATGCAAAAACTCTTCTATGTTCTTTTTATGGTAATTTAATGTTCTTAATGATATGTTTAGCATCTTTGCTATCGTTTCATAATTGACCCCATTAAGTCTTAATATACCTATCTCATCTAAAAATGGTGCTATGTGTGTATCATATTTATTAGGTCGCCCTATTACTGCCATGTTAATCATCTCCCCATAGTGTTAATTAGAGGTCGTATGACTTAACTAACTGTTTACGGTAATCTATTTTAAACGTGCGTATATGTAAAAGTTGTATGTTGTTACTTGTAATGGTGCATCCATAAGTAAGTATATTTCATAGTATGTGTTAGATTGATATATTGTTGTTTCATCGTAACCACTTATATATAGTCCTTCTGGTAAATCATGCGTTATTGTATATTCCATGTTACCTTCTGTCTTATATGTGAATCTAAACTTCATTGATGATGTTTCTAACCCAGTGGATGATCTCGCACCCTGTGGCATTAACGACATTCCTACACCTGTTAATTGTGATAACTCAACTGTGCCTTCTGCACCTTCGCCAATGTTAATGTTTAATTCGTTACTCTTGGATGTTCTCATGTAATACCCAAAACTTAACCCTGTAACTAATATCGCTATAAATACTAAAATAGCAATCGTGTGCTTTCTTTTCATCTATTTTACCCCTTTCTCGAGTTCCCCCACTATGCCAAAAGACACATTGACGTGCCTTTTAACAAAAGAAAGGGTAGCAAAGGTTTCCCCCTACTACCTATATTATATTATTATTGCTATGATGTGTCAATGCGATTGTTAATTATTGCACACTTATGTTCTATCTCGTATGATGTTATAAATCATACCCCTGCTATACCCAAATAACTCTGCTAAATTGATTACCTTTGCACCATGTAAATATGCCTTGTATATTGTCGCTTTCTTTTCTTCATCATATTTAGCCTTTTCATCACGTATAACGCAATAGACATATGCGTAATTATACCCTATCGACTTTGCTATATCTCTAATTGATATACCACGCTTATATTGTTTCATGATTAGTGCTATATACTCATCGCTCATAACTTATCCACCAACTTACATTTATAATCGTATGTGCTTATTTCTAACTTGTCTTTTATGAACTCTATGACTAATTCTATTTTAGCAAGTTGCATAGAACTAATATCTGGATCAACTGAAAACTTAAAGCACTCCTCTTTTAACGTTTGATGTAATACGCTTAATTCAGTATCAATCGCATAGTTTACTTTCTTTTCATCGCTCTCGGTTGTGAACGGTAGTTTAGTATCTTTATAGCTCATTTCTTTCCACACCCACAATTTGGTATATCATCAATGTATGGCTTTAATAGTCTTGCAAGTAAATATAATTCTTGTGCATTAAAACTCATCAATTTTTCTAACAGTCCTTTATTTGTAATAGTTTCGTTTAGTTTCATATCTTATACCTCTTTAATTCATCAAGTATTTCTAACATCTCATCATCTATATTTTGTGGTTTTACTTCTCCATTCAAAAACATGATAATTAACTTTTCTCTTCGTCTATGCAATTTTAATTCATCTTTTAATCGTTTAATCATTTCATCATTCTTTTCTTCGTAAGTATCAATATAATTCAATAACTTTTCTTTGCTCATTCCTTTTAATAGTTTCATACGCCCACCATTTCCTTTCTCTGTTTAATCAAAAACAGGACTATAATCTTCAAAAGTTCCTAAACAATTATCAACTTCATTATTAAACTTATTTACAAAGTTCATATCTAAATCTAATCTATCACTATCTACTATGATTTGTTCCCATATTTTGTTTTTTATATATGTATCAACTGTATGAAGAAAATCATATTTTTTAATATTCTCTAAAACTTTTTCTTTATCTTTGGTTAAACATACTAATCTCAATCTATTTTCTTTAACTTCGTATTTGCTCATGACTTTACCATTTCCTTTATAGTTTTTATTTCCATGTTCTTTAGTGTTTTGATGTGTTTCTTGTATTAGTTGTTTTATATTCATTTTCTTTCCTCCTATTTTTTAATCTTTAACTTGTCAATATCAATATTAAACTTATCAGCAATATCTTGCATAGTTAATTCAGTTTTACGGTTATCAATGATTAATTTTCCGTTTACTATTTC